TTTTTTTTTGCTCCTCTGAAACTATCGAAATTACTAGCGGGGAGTTTTAGAACCCTTATAGATAGAAATAACCTTAAAATCTAATAACACAATGGGCAGAATATCAAGATCGATGCGCTCACTTATTGATAACAGGAGCAGCCTTAGTAGTAAAAGTTTTGCTCTCTTAGTATCAACGATAACAGGTGGACTTATTGTAATTTGTATTTGTTATGTACTTATTTATGATGTAATGACAAACGGTTACTTAAAGACAGATTTAGCTGACTTAGGTATTTTCTTACTCTTCGTTGGTATGTATATAGCGGGAAGTGGTATACCTAAGACAATAGCAGGTAGGTTTGACAAGTTCCACCCTACAACTTCGCAAGATAGTGATGAAGAAGGTGAGGGCAAAGAAGAATAGTAAGGTGAGGTAATCTAAGATAATAGTTTCTTAGGTTACTTCTTTTTTTCTTTCTCCCGGTTAAAAAATAAAGAGTTAGTAGTAATACTAACTCTAATATCTATTATCTCTATATGCTTTGTAGAAATAATAATATGCAGGTCCACCATTAAGGGTAGGTCTCACGTCTACTCTCAGCACTGGAAATTCCGGACGGGCACTAGGAAGGTTTACAATATCCTTCCATCTTAGCTTTATTCTGTCCGGGTCTCTAGTGCTATCAAGACCACAACCAATACCCTCAATCACAGCCTTCTTATCTTTTACTGCTCTATACAAGATTGGTGCATTATCATTACTCCTAGTCAAGTCACAAATACACTCGTCGAATATAAAATAATCACCCTCCCTGATTGTACTATACTTAGCAATAGTAAGGTGATCATTGCCTAGACCTGGGAAACCTAATTTAATTTCATCAAGTCTACCCAAGAACGCTCTAACATACCTAGGCCAATCAGTTTTTATACCCCTACTATCTCTTACTAACTTAATTACTGATCTAACTACAATCATATTCTCTGTATTTAAAAGTTTCATTATAGAGTCTGACTATTCTATCAACGAAGTCAAGAGTATTCAAACTCTCTACTCTATCCCCTTTTGTTGGAGAATGGAAATAAAATGACTTACTTATTATGTGGCTCCTTGTGTCACACTTATTTACCAGTTCTTTATGGAGAGGTATGAGGACTTTATTGTATAGCTCTATCGTCTCTTCATGTAGTATTGACTGAGGTATTTTACTGTTCAAGAATATTCTCAACATAAACAGTAGATCTTGTAAATTATCAGCACCACCTAGAGCTACCTTATAGAAATACTGCTTAGGATTCACTCTAGTAGATTCATAAGGGTCATACATAGATAATACAATACAACCTTCTGATAATATAAGGTCTAGTATACTCTCATCTTCTAATATTTTTTCTATTAGTTTAATCATGCTGGCTTTATATTAACATCAAGGTTACACTACAAAATCTCTACTATAACCATATATATTTTCCAATACATTAACCGGATCATTTTTCCAGCCGATAGTCATAGATTCTACTTGAGTTCTACCATCTTGCAAAGGCTTACCATAGCTAATCTGATCTAGTGGTATATCCATTTTATCAATAAACTTAGATATCCCTTCTAAGTTGTAATACATCATCTTAGTTTTAGGCATATTAACTACATATGATTTCTTAAATAGTCTTACCTTGACTGCATTTAGTATATCGTATGCATCTTCAAATTTCCCATCGAATTCTTGCCGGTCTATACAAATCAACTGTTCATCGTCTGGGTTTTCTTGATCCACCGCTACAACTATAAATCCTTTCAACCTAAGTATTATATCTAGGTTTTCTTCAATAACACTAAGTATTTCTTGTTCTAGCTTTCCTATCATATATCAAAACTAATATAAATTTCTCTTGTCTGATTCCAATACTTAGACTCAAACAACATTCTCCTTAATGTTTCTAATGGACTATCACCCTCCTGAATAGTGATAGTTTCTTGGGCGAATAGAGGCTCATTATTATTTGAAGGTAGTCTGCCTGAGAAACTGACTGATTCCCCAACATCAAATATATCTATCCAATCAAGGTAGAGGTAAAGCCTTTTTGTATATTCAAGATCTAGTACAGCATCGTCCCATGGATACCTTAATTTCTTCCTAAAATCCTCTAATATTTCTTCTAGATATTTCTTTGGGCTCCTCGTACGTTCTAGGTAGATAAATGTTCCATAACCGTACGGAATATTAATGGCAAGTACTACACCACCATACTTCTCTACCTCCTCAGCATGGTCTAATAGGAAACTTTGTATATCAAGTCTTAAACTCATACTCTGGCTCCTTTCCTAGTTCTGGTACTCTTACGGCTATTAAACATTCTGGGTTTTTATCGGAATCCCAGTACGCCTCCAATAACTCTTTAAGATATCTATAGTAATCATCTTCTTGCACCCCCGGATTCCATCTCAGTATTAAGCCGATCATCCAGTCTTTATATTTCCAGAACTCACTTAACATTATATTATGGTCTCCAGTATCACGTGCACCTATTAAGTACTTACAGAGACGAAATGATAATGCACTAGTATATTCAGGGCTATAGTATTTTCCATTATGATTTTCTTCTATCAATTTCCCACTAGCCCATGCATTATTCTTGTGATCCTCTTCTTTCTGTACATTTCTTAAGTACCTCTCACGCCTTCTTTCTTTTTTCCTCTTGCTTGATGACATCTTCTAATATTTGATCTGACAACCATCTTAGGCTACACCTAATAAAATTATCAATTGAAATACCTGATTTATAACTTTCTAATGCTTGGATACATTCACTGAGCCTTATTAAAACTTTTCTAGTTAATTCTTCATTAATTACCTCATCATGTACTGCAATTATACTAGCGTCCTTCATTCTTTCTAGGTTCACAGTATCCAGATAATCACTCAGATCTATTTTATATTCCGACAGGTTTATATAAAAAATATTCTTCCCACTACTTCCATCAGTAACATATAAGAGTCTATTATAGTTTAGAAGTAGATCAAGTAAGTAGTAATCATTCAACATTAGGTTAATTATATTACTAACCGCTTTCCTATTATGATTACACTTTTCTAGTTCGTCCATACACTTTCTTATAGTTATTCTGTATGTAGGTTCTAATATCCTCCTGTTGTTGTAATGGTAAGTCTCTAAAATATACACACTCAAGAGGATTATGGAATGCAATGATCTCTCTATAATCAACGTAGGTTCTGATGTAATTAATAGGCCTAAGATATTTGTCCACCAGGCCTAAGTCTCTCACATCAATTTTCACGTTGTCACCTAGAGAGAGAAGTAGTTGGTATTCTGGACACTCTGAATTAGGGAACCAATTACTGAGATCCTCTACTTCTGCTAATACCTTCTCTAGCCCTTCAACACTATCAACAAGTACTCCGTCTAGATAGATATTCTCCATTCTCCTAGTAACTGTTCCTATCTTAGTACTTAAGAAGTCTCTATAATGTAAGATTCTCCTTATTGTTCTAGATATCTTATTTGCATTTAATCTCTTTGTCATACTAAAAGCTCTTCTAGTGTTACAAGTTTACCATCAACTTCAACCCCTAATAACTTACTCATTCTTTCTGATTCGCACCAAAGATTATTGAACAAACCTCCAAGCTTACAATCTATAATAGTGTGCTTATCGTCTTTATTCCCTTCTCTTACGTAGGCTAACTTAATTACACTATTACCGTCATCAAACATATCCAATAATTTTCTTATTAGCTTACTATTGCTCTGTAAGTAATCCTTAGTGGGATCAAAGGAAAAACAATCAACCCATTCTACGCCACCTATTACACTTAGTAGTTTATTTGATATGGTATAAACTATCTTATCGAAATCTAGCCCATCTTTATATGAATCTTCGGGCAGGTGAACTACTCTTATTGCACTACACCAGTACCAATCTTTTTTAATTATTAGCGGTATTTGTCCATGTAATAATATCTCCATCCCTAGGTCATCATCTGCGTAATAGTCTAATAATATCTTAGCCAATCTCATCGCCTCGATATCCTCTTTAATAGATACATGCATTACCCAGCTTTGTTCTTTTAGTAGGTAATATATTCTTCCTACTATATCAAACCCGCGTCGAATTGTATCAGTTCGTGCTCTGCTATCCCCTTCGATATTTACATAATCAATAGAGATTACTAAGGCTTTGTTACTAGATGCGACCTGCTCAACACTAGATATACAACTAGAATAGTCCTCTAACAGGTCTATAGTATTATCCAGTAAAAGACCATCGCCATCAAGTGCACCGAGTATATAAGAAAGTAGGTTAGTGGAATTCACACTACTTATCTTTTCTACATAAACTAGTTCAATATAGGAGAACATGTTTTTATCTACGCCAATTATCGCAAACTTACCATAAGTTTTTATATGCCTGAGAACCTCTGGTGTTCCCATGATAAACTCGATAAGCTTTTGGATGTCCTCTATGTCATCAACAAATCCGTACTTCTTATACATATCTCCAGTATAATACTTACTTAACATATCCAAATTTTTCTACATAATCATTTATCTGCCTAATTATATCAAAACAGAACTCGGATTTAACCTTCGCTGGTATGATCGATATAATGTCTCTAAACCAAGCAGACCTATTATCAGTTGGTATTAGATCTTCTACTAGACTCAACAAATCCTTTCTTAAGTTTCTCAGGACGTGCAGGTACTGAGCCCTATATCTAATTGGGTCACTAGGTTCTACGGTTAAACGATAATAGATAATATTTCTAATTCTTGCTACTATGTAACCAATTTTTTCTTCTCTTGTTATCATATACTTATAAGGAATCTAAGCTAATCATGTAAACAAAAATAATAAGTAGAACCACCGCCTACTTATTATCTGTCCCCTCTAACTTAATATCTTTCTCAGAATCGCCAAGTATCATAAACCAATTAAGCAGGTCTTTTATCTTTGTCTTATGCCTCTTCCCATCAATAAGTAAAGAAATGTACCTATCTGGATCAGGGTCGTCTATTACCTGTTCAATTATTTTTCTATACTTATCTAGTAACCAAACAATAGCAAACAAGTTGATCGTACAACCGTCATCATAGTACACCTTTAGGCAGCGATTGAGATGTGCAGAGAGTGATTGATAATCCTATAAGTTATTACCAATTGTAATAGTTCTTTGGTAGGAGCTGAAAGTATCATTTACATACACTGGCACTTTCCCCCAATTATCTACTATCTTAAACAGTAGGTTATTTTCTGCAATTAGTTGGGCGAGTTTTTCTATTTCCGTACTTAACATTATTAACTTTATTTTATTACTACTACCAACTTATCTACTCTGTTTTCCATAGGATACTTAGTTCTTCAAATATAGTATCACCATTTACAGATAATACTAACTCTAGTGCTTTATCTGGATCTCCAGTGTTCACTATTCTTCTATTTTTTCTATTCACGTCACTAACACCTACTAAGAAAGAGCACTCATTCATAACCTTCGATCTAATATATGAAATTGCACCTTTTATCCTTGTTAGTAGTTGATTAGTCCCTGCAAAATCAATATCATATCCAACTACTAAGTTCTTATGGCAGTGACTTACTATCTTATCAAATAGTTCTGGACATATTCCATCTTCTATATCAAGATCACCCTCTAGTTTTATATAGTTCACTGTCCTATCCATCACATACCCCCCTATATCTAATTCTGTGAGGAGCGGAAACTTTTTGTATTCTATTAACATACTTAGAAGCTCTTCATCTTCCAGCATCATACGTAGTAATCCCTTAAATTCTTTCTTATCGTATTCTGTCATTTTACTGGCACTATTGAAACTGGATAACTGTCAAAAGTACATTGGTCAAACAAGAGATCCTCTACTACGTCTCTAGCTGCATAAAAGTCCCCTAACATGTGTGAGGTTATATACTGGTAATTCACAATAAATGTGTTATACCTAGAATCCTTGTACACATCTAGACATTTATTATACAAATCTAACAACCACACTGTCTTATCCAGATCTATATCCTTATCTATAATTGCAAGTCTAAGACATAATGATAGTTCACTGATCATATCTAATCCACTCTCTAGATCTATACCATCAACATTTTTTATAATATTATACCCCTTACCTTCAATATCGACGCACCACATGGGAACTTTTTTATATACTAGTAGGAAGTCTAGGTATTCATCTCTTAACAGAATTCTTACTAGCTCACGGACTATCTTATGGTGTTCTTTTTTCATGCGTCCTATCTATTTTAGCCTTATTAAATAAGAAACTACCCATCATCTCACTAATTTTACTACTGTTAGTGTCAGTACTATCTGCCCGAAATGTAACATGATCACCAAGAACAGTGATCTTAATCATTTCATCTATATACTTTAAATCCTCTATTGTTTTATCAGGAATCACGCAGAAACCTATAGGAAGTAGGCCACTAATACTCTTAACTGCATAATCTAAGTCTGTGTTCCTGTCATCATCAAGACTAAATTGTACAAAAACTCGTCTGACTACACCATTATTCATAAAGTCTCCGACTATTGGAAACTTTTCAGTATACTCAAGGACATCTAAGAAGTTATCTACTACATACGCTAATACCTCGTATAGTTCTTTTTCATTCTTGACCATGTTTAGCATCTTTTATTTCATCAAAACTTCTCTTTCCTCTCTCCCATAGGTCGGCACACTTAGCTAGTAGGTCTCCCTTACCTATTGTTTTCTCTCCTAGACTTGGTATTTTATAATATCTAGCTGGTCCTATGTAATTCAATCTCTCTGACAACTCCCTAAGCAGTTTTCTTGTCTCTTTTAAGTCAACACAAGTAGAAACACTTAGTTCATTATACTCCAGTACCTTTTAATCCAAGTACCATCGTTAGCACTATCTAGGATCTGTACTGGTGCATCTAGTGAAATTACCATACTATCATCATTACTAATAAAAGGTCTACTTACAATAATAAAACCTTCTAGTTCAGTAAGTTGATCACAGAATTCCTCCTCTACAATTTTTTCTAGTTTCTGCAGTTCAATTATTTCATCCATTGTCATATCTTTATTCTTATCCTCAATTGCTGATATACCAACTATCTCTTTGCCTGAACAGTAAAGGGTTGATATAAATTCTAGCAATACCCGCTTATCCAGTTCTAATCTTATTCCACTACTCGCACGAACAAGATACTTCTTAGCATTCAATTTAGGCCTTGGTAAGAATCTAGATATCATACCTAGTAGACCTTTAGTTGCTTCAAAGTCTGGTATAAAATCTGATCCTACTTGACTTTTTGCTAAGTATTTAGTATTATCTAGATCTTCGTCCCCTATAAAAATAACCTGTGGACTGCCTTCGCTGTTAACTACTATAAATCCACCTAGTTCGCATAATTGATCTAAAAATATCGTTCTTACAATATTTACTAGTTTATCATAATCTATGTCTGTCATATTAATTTCTTATAATACAACTATAAGGTATCAAGGGGAATAAAAATAAAGGAGAATAGTTCCCTACTCTCCTCTAACTACTATATAAACTTTGCAGCGTGATTTTCTACTGCATCATCATATACACTCAAGCTTGGATTCTTTGAGTTAATTGTTGCCATTCCATCCTTTAAGAATCTCAGCTTTCCCTCAAATCTTCCATCCTTCACTAGGTCTCTTACTGTTTCAGCTACACAATAGTCCATAGCAAATCCAGCCACTACTATTTCGTCAAACTCCTGCATTGCTAAGCTATCTAGTGTCTGTTTACCGTAGGTTGGTATACTTCCATCTGCAAACGAAAATGCACTATACATTTCAGCAGTATCATCAAATCCTTTCTGAAATATGCCATAGTGTTTCTTATTTTCTTCACACCACAACTCCAGAGCATTCATTACGTGTTCACTTATCGCCTGACCAATTGACCCGGCTAAGCAGTGAGTTGGCCAGATTTGATGTTGGTGACCGAAACTCTCAATCCTTCTAAGATATGACACTGCTTGGTCTTTGGTCATAATAGTAGGCGAGTAATCATCACGTTCAACCTGCTCTGATGTAATAATGGTGAATGGATCTACAATGTGTCCTTTCTTATCAGTCCAAGCCTTAGGATGACCGATGTGAGTGGTATAGTGAGTATCCATTGTGCAAAGAATACTATCAATACTCTTCTTGTTCAATTTAATCCAATCACCTAAGAACTCAATACCATGCTCTGCGCCTGGTATATATAGTTTACCAGGTCTTCCATCATATACATCTACATGAGGACTGACAAAATCAACTTGCGCATCAACTATCAATAATAATCTTTTCATTTGTTATATAGGTTAATTAAATAATTCTTACCTTCTTCTGTCCAAACATTGTATTGCTTTGTGAAGTTAGTGTCCTTAATGGTAAATGTCTTCTCCTTAATGAACCTTAACTTACTTCTATCACACATTGTCCACTTTTTATCCCTACTATTAGCCTGACTGAACTTAATAATACCTTTCTTCTCTAGGTCACTTAGTAGGGTCTTTACATTCCAGTCACCTTCTAAGAACTTGATGACCTCTGTAGTAGAGTAGCATGATTTCTTGTCTGTAGTTGCACTAGTACTGGCAATTCTATTACAGACTGACTCACACCATACGAAAAGTTTAGGACTAATCCACCTACAGAAGTCAAGTGCAAGGGCCCTACAAAACCAAGTACCTCTATTCGCTCCCTCTGCTACAGTCTTAATCAGTCTACCTCCATCAACAGGCTGATTCTTACACCCTGACTTTGGAATTACCTCCATAAGAACTTTAGTATCGTCCCTCTCTAAGTAACTATGAACTGTATAGATTGGAGATACTTTTTCTAGGTCAGATGCACAGATAAAAAACTCCTTTGGATCGTCTAAGTCTACAATAGTTCTAACCTTAGTCGGTCCGTACTGATATGTATTATTTACGTAATTCATATACTTATTTTTTCTGTTATTACAAAATTAGACGGATCACTTTCAGACTCCTTGATGAATTTTTCAAGTGTTAAGTCACAATGTTCATCAATCCAGTCAGCAACATAGTAAAGATTCCTAGAACCTCTTATCATACCAAATAAGATAGGATCGCTCTTCTTCTTTCTTTCTTCCTCTAGTTCCTCTTGGGTTTTCTTGTATGACTTACCGCTAGGATCATAGTAGAGAATACAGTAATTATCAAAGACGTGTAGCTTATCTAGTTCTACCTTCTTCTCAATTACATCACTCGGTATAGGTCTTGAGAAATTTTTGATATAACACAAGTCTACACCCTTATCAGTCTTCTTAACAAAATCAACTACCTGTCGTTCTGTTATTTTCTTACCAAATCCATACGACAACAAGATAGATTCAAGCTTGTTAATAACTATCATTGCCAGTAGTTTCTCACATAATGCAGTCTGTCCCATCTTCTTAGCATTTTGTAGTGCCTTGAGATATGGTTCAATTCTATTATAGTAAGTCCCTGCATTCTCAAGAGTTGTTAGTTTAACTTTCTCAAAGAACTCAAGTACACCTAGCTCATACGTCTTTTCTGGAATATCACCCCTCACTGCAAATTTTTTCTTATCTTCGATTAGGTTATGCAGCTTATTGTCAAGCCGGTCTAGCTCTCTTTGATATCTTGACTTTGTCCAGAAGAATGGCTTTTTCTTCATCAACTTGTATAACTCTGAATTAGCCTCACAGATCTCATTCTCCTTCTCTGACATCTTAAGCTCTGAAATAACAGTTAAGTCCCTCTCTGGTTTGACATAAGAGTTGAGACTTATTGATCCGTTAAACTCTGGAAGATCATCAGGTGTTACACTATCAAACATCGCACTATCCCAGAGCGGTTCGAAAAATCCCTCACTGAATCTACGATCAAACATCACTGTTATATCATCAGCAGTTAAGTTATCATAGAACTCAGGATCAATTAGTATCTCCCTTGATCTCTTCATTAGGTGTCTTAATTTCTCTGCACCATCTGGAATACTTGCCTGCTGTCTAGAGTAATGTTCCTCTACTGAACGTGAGCTTTCTTTTTTAGCACCTAAGTCACCCTTAAGTTTTTCCATTACACCTTCCCACTTAGGTAATGCGTAATCAACTTCAAACTTTCTATTAAATATAGAAAGTTCATCACCATCTCTATTTAGTATTGCCATAATTACTCTACTTAAGTCCTAGGTGTACAAGTTCATCTTCTCTACCTATTGTTCGAAGGCAGAGCTCAACTTCATTCGGGTCACCCATGTACTTACCCTCTGTATCTGGGCACTTAACACAATGAACCCAAGGACTGTTCTTATTGATCCTTGCCTCTGATAATTTCATTACTACCTGAGGACTAGCATTTTCTACGCCAGTATTATTTGTGAGCGCTCCACCAATACCCGCAGCAACATGACCTACTCTTCCTCTGACGTTTCTATGTATGTCTAAGAATTTCTGCATATTAATAGAGTCAGAGTATACTAAGGTCTTTGTTAGCGGGTCAACTCTTAGCTCAACAAGTCTGGCGATAATTTTGCTAGTGAATGATTCCCAAGTACCAGAATCCCACCTAAAACCATCTGCCGCCTTAGCATAAAGTTGTGGTAAGTTATTAAGGAACTGATCAATACCAATCGTGTCCACTAAGAAAATACCATTAGAGCCACCAAATGTATCATTCCAGTTCTTCATGGCATGATAATTACCAAGCCTATAACCGGTAAATGCATTATTCAGCATGATCCAAGAATGTGCCTGTGTACCTGAGATTGCTGTACCGTACTTGAACGCCATATACACATTGCTATTACCGACAAAGTACTTAGAGTTCTCAACTAGTACCTTATCTACCATATCCTGTACAGCACCAGAAAATCTCCTCCTAAGTCCAAATTCACTGAAATAGAGCTGATTCTCGTTTGACAATGCTATCTGATCGTTCAATATTTCAAGTGCCTCTGACCTGTTGAATTTCTTATCAAATCCACGATACCTAGTACGAAGCTCACTGAATATAGCAAGCAGTGGCACCTCCCAAAACTCATTCTCATATGCAAGCCCTCTAGACTCCACACAGAAATGCTTGTCTTCATCTAACCATACCTTCAAGTTAGAACTATCGAACTTAAAGTTTTCATACCAATCGAAGAAATACTTAGGGATCCAGTAGAACTTAGACACCAAGAACTTTTTCTCCTCGGGTTTAAGTCTGAGCGCACAAAGGCTTTCTACTTCAAGATTAAATTGATCAACAAAGTCCTGATCAAATGTTTCATTCTTTCTGTCCTTGAACTTAAAGACAGTCTCTGCGAATGGATAAGTCTTCATAATTGCATAAGACATGTTCCACTTATAAACATCATTCTCTAATAAACTTTTAATAATCATAATTCTTTCTATTTTAATTAATACTTCAATTTCTACTATTAAGGGGACTAGGGGAAAATAAAAACAAGGATACCAATACTGATACCCTTGTTAGTTTCAATTAGTCGGGAGTGAAAATTTCTCTGGATACTTAGGACCTACACCATCATATGCAGTCCTAATCTTATCCCATACTTCCCCTGCATCTCCTGGGTTCTCTATCACTTCTAATATCCCAACTTCCTTCTTCTTGTAGTCAATAAAGCTCAAGACAATAGGAACATTACACTTCTTGGCAATTAGATAAAACCCTGGATTCCATTTTTCTACCTTCTTAAGATGACCCTCTGGACAAATAAGAACGTTCATTTCATCTGCACTATTGATAGCATTTATTGTATCCATTAGTGCATTTCTACCTGTATTTCCAACTGGTATAAATCCAAATGCTCGAAATACATGATTCACTGGCCAAATAAAATACTTACTGGCCATCAACAACACATGCCGTACTCCCCAAATATAGAAATACATCTTTCCTAGGAATCCATCACACCAAGACGTATGAGGGGCAAATACGACAACACTCTTCTTTAGTTTTGGAGCCTCACCTACTAGCTTCCAACCTAATAACTTCACTAAGATTAGTTTACTTAAAAATTTCATCATAACACTTATAAGGGAGCACGGGGAACAAAAAAGAAGAAGAGACTATTTTAAGCCTCTCCTTTTCTCTTGACTAGTCTAATAGATACTCCCTCCCACTTTCCTTGTCCGTGTGGGTTGTCAATGTGTGTCAAAATGTCTATTCTATCTGTAAATCTTTTGTTCATTGTGTCATGAACTTCGTATAGACCATTGATAGATTTATCATCACCATCCTTAGCTTTGATCTCAACTACGTCCCCGTACTTATAGACCTTTCTAAGATCCTGTGATACTGCTATCCATCTGATCTCACCTCTCTTTAATTTACTGAGAGATATCTTAGACATATCAGCCGTAATTAATGGCTGATCATTACACTGACTTTCTACTGGATTGTATCTAGTAGCTGTTACAGTTCTTCTTGTTGGGTTGCTTTTTATTGCTAGCTTCCCATCCCCAAAACTACTAGGGTCGATCGCTATTTCATGACCAACCTTAAAGTCTCTGCTATTAACATAATCAATAGCATTTTCTATCGCCTCTTTTTCTCGAGACTTCTTACCTATGTTTCTTACGTTGTAGGCGAACATAGAAATACCTAACAGAACAACCAGAATAAATAATAGGTTGTCAGTTCTAAAAAAATTCTTCATAATCTTATATAATTTCTTGTTAATAAAAAATTTCCCCAAGATACATCTTATTATATCTTGAGGTATTTGTCTACATTAATAAGGGATCTAGGGCATCCCAAAGGGCAACTTTTAATACAGAGTCCACTTCGAAGAAAAAGTAAGGAGAACATTGCCTCCCTACTTACTTTGCCCCACAATCTTAATAAAATTCTTAGTAGATTGAATTAATGACCTTAGTTCTGAAATTTTCTCGCTTATACTGCTTAATCTATCCTTAAGACCGCTCATATAAGTCTTAGCCAGTCCAAAATCAGAAACATTACCGCTATCATCCTCACAGAGTAGTTTATTGATTACTTTTCTAATATCCTCAAGTCCCTCTGCGAAGTCTAGGTTTAATTCCTCATTTAATACTGACTGTCTTTGTATTTCGTCAGTTAGGTAGTTATTACATTCCTCCCTGTATACCTCCTTATCCATTGCATCAAGTTCTAGTTTCGCCTGCTCTAAGGAATTACTGAGGTCGTTTATTTTCTTACTAAGTTCTTCTCTATCAGTTGTCATTATATAATAATTTTAGTTTAAGAGGGCTAAGTGAAAAAATAGATCTCTTATCTGTTCCCATACAAATAAAATCTTCTCTACCTCTCGCTTTTACTAGGACGCTTAACCCGCTCGATTCTTTCAGCTCATAACCACCAGTACTTGAGCTAACTATTTCGAGCTGAATATTTCCGTCCTGACCCTCGAGATAAGATACCTTCGCAATATCAGATAACCACTCAGGAACTATCTCACCTAATCTCCATGTCCAAATTTCATCAGGGTACTTATTATTTCTACCCTTCTGTTTTAGTACTTTATTTGTCATACTTTAAGTCACCAACACCTTTAATAGACTCAATGCTATCCTCTATCATATCTACACCTAAGCGTTTAAGATAAGAGACTAACATATCACCTAAGTCTGTATAGTCTTTAAAAGAGTCTAGGATATCATTAATCTTACTGTCTAGATTTTCCCGGTCATTCTCATACTCCTTCAGAATAAGATCAACCGTTGCTTTCCTGATGAACACTAAGTCAGATTCACAATTCCAAGTATAATACCTACCTTCATTGTTTAGTACAGTCTCCTTGTTCCTCTTAAAGAAACCTCCACCTTTACTAGTATCTACCTCCTCTACTGTATAAATAGCCTTAAGTTCATCAAAAGTAGATCTCCTTACCTTGCAGATAGGTTTTTGAAGGGCACTAACATGAACCCTAATGATATTATCTAGTTCCTCTTTTCCTAGCACTACATCTCCAAGCTTAAGAATGTCAGTCACTATATAAGATACATGTGTTTCATATACTTCCTTTGCATATAAGAAAGCTTCAAACAGAGTCTTATGTAAGTTACCATCAGAAACTATAAAACTTGCAGACTGATAGAGCTCTGTAAACTTAAAAGGATTAATAGTGTTAACAACCTTAGGATCAAAGATAAACATAATATCACTAACCCCCTGTATCAAGTCGATCTTATTATGAATATCCTCATTAACTTCAGAACCATAACCAATCTTGATAAATGTAATTAATGAGTGCTTTGGCTGATTAATTACGTACACTGAATTCTTATTCATACTATATAATTTTGTTAATTGTTTCACACTAATAAGAACTTCAAGCCGACCGAATAGCAAAATTACACCTTTTAAATCCTTATATAAGTAAATAACATTAACAATTTTTTTAATATGAGAGAAGAGAAAATTAAAGAAATTTATGAAGAGTGTAAGAAAACATTGTTCAGCACCAGAGGTTCACTGTTAGAGAGGTTAGTTGACTCTAATAGAAATATTTTTGGAATCGTCGGAAAAGAGTCGTTTAGGAACAGATTGCATGAAACTGTAAAGGAAATGCTATTTGATGAAGACGTAAAAGACTACTTCTTAGAATGCTTAGGCGAGAATGGTATTATCGGAAAGTATAATATCTCAGAGCAGAGTGAAAAAGATGAGGTAGTTAACAAAGTCTTAACTCTGGAGTACGAAGATAACGTTAAGACAATTAATAATATTGTAGATAGAATAGAAGATGGATATTAGTAAGAGAGAAAAATTAATAGTCTTTGCTGATTGTTTATTTGGCATCTATCAAAGAGTATCCACTGAGGAGGATAATACGGTAGATACTATTAAAGAAGCAATAAAGTACCTCAGACCTATGATGAGTAGGGAAGATGTACGAAAGTTCTTTATAAACTCTGCGGATAAGGTAAAGCAAGGTAATAAAGTCCTGCTAATAAACCTACTAGATAGCGATAGTTTTAGCGAGATCCTTAGTAATATTGGCGAAGAGTTCTCTAGACTAGATAGAGAATTGATTGTAGATGAAGTCAATGAAAGAATCTACAAAGCAAGAATTGAGAAAGTTGATAATATAATAGAAGAATTATGGAAAAGTCAAGATGCATAAGGAAATAAATATAAAAACGTATAGAAGATGACAGCATTTTATTTAATCTGTTCATTAATAGTAGCTGCACTTTTCATTGTACTTATAGTTGGTACAATCACAGCAGCACTAGACATGAATGAAAAAGATTTTAGAATAGTAGAGACAATAGATAATAGGTTTTCAATATACTGTAAGACCTATATAGGCAGGTGGGTCCCACTATTCGACGTACTGAAGAAAGATAGGAATGATATAAGTGTGTACCTGATTAAACAAGGTACTACACGAGTTGATGAGGTTAGAATAGAAGAGTATTATGCGGATCAGACGTCAGCAGTTAATGTACTAGAAGACCTACTAGAAAAACTGCGTGAATCGAACCGACGTAAGAAAGGTGATGATAAAAGAATAATAAAAGACTTCAGAGTATGATGATGACAGTAGGGGATATGTTAATTGGATTACTAGCTGATCTAATAGTAGTCTGTATATTTCTAGTAGTATTCATTGGTATACCGGCCTTCATTAATCATCTATACAAAACACCTAACCTAAAGGACTTCAGAGTTTGTAGAAGATTAGACGGTGCTTTTGTAGTGATGGCTAAGAATAAATTAGGCTTCTGGAGACTACTTCCTAACATGTGTGATATGGGTTACCTATTCCTGAGAGATTACGAAGATAGTGTCTTTATTTGTAATTCTTATTGGAAAGAGAGTCTAGCAGAAGAAGCTGTGAATGATATTGTAGAAATCATCAAGAAGGGTAAGGTTAAGAGAAGTAATAAACTAGAAACAATAAAAAAGATAAAAGTATGAAAGTATTTCTTATTATAGTAGGAGTATTAGCATCACTATATTTCATTGTACAGCTAACAACAATGCCTGATATGAAAAGGTTTAAGGTTGTTAAGAATGAAGTGAGCGGGCTATTTACTCTATATGGAAAGAACATATTTGGTATTTGGTCACCACTTTACAACCTATGTGAAAGAGTGTCAGGTGAGTTTATCGTAAAGTTTCCTGGATCTAATAGGACAGACTGTTATTATATCAAGCAGACCTATAAGAATCAAGAGGAAGCAATGGAAACGATGAATAAGATAATCAATTCCATTAGACTAGCAAATCAGTCACTTCTTGAACTAAAAGAAGAGAGTGGAAAAAACCATAATAAGACAGTTAAAGAATTTCGAGTATGAGTAAGGCAGTTGATAGTCTTTTAAAGTTCTTGAGTACAGCATCACAAGAAGAGCTAGATGAAAACTTCAAAGACTTAGAAAAATACTGTACTGTTGGTCCTCTCGCTAAAGATTATATTGAGAGGGAATTGAACCGGAAATAAGCAAAAAAATTAATAGTAGACTTAATTGTTCTACTATTTTTTTTCAAATCTGTAACCCTAACTACACCTTAGTTAATTCTCTGTCTTCCTATATAGATTTTCAGCATAGTTAGGGTTATTTTAAAAAGCACTAAGGAGGTTCTCAATATCTCCTAAGTCATCTCTCTGTATTTTTTTCTCCTCTACCTCTTTTAAGTCTCCTGTTGGTGTTACGTATTGAGTTCCTGGAAATAGGATCTCTTTTGGTTGGATTGTCTGAGAATTAACCGCATTATCATAAGCAGTTTTAAATTTCTTCAACCAGTATTTAGCCCAATCACCTTTTGCAGTAGCTAGTTCTTGATCAAACGGACCATCACCCCACAAACCATCTTTAGGTCTAGGGCACTCAATCATTACTTCTACCTCTGTGTTGTCATCTTCCATTGACGTCATCTTATAAGTCCAGTAGAAATAAGACTTGCCATTATACTTATATGTTCCACTATCGCTGGTTAAGTCCTTCCAGATATCCTCTACTAGTGCTACTGTATTATTGCTTGTTTCTCCATTAGATAAGATTAACGTCTGGTCCTGCAATAGTTTATTTCCCATAATCCATGCCTGACCCTTAATTGTCTTACTTGTCATATTAAATATTAAAATAAAATAGAGAGATTATATTAATTCATAATCCCTCTATCTCTTTTTTATTGTTCTACATAACCCATCAGCTTTTCTGCAATTAACATATAGCTGATTGAATTATAGTACTCACCGTAATCTGTTGGTACGTGGATAAAGCTAACTGGGAAGTGTTTTTCTACTTCCTTAATAAACTGCTCATCATTCAAGTACTTAGCGAAGAAGTGAGATAGTCCACCTACAATCAGAAGTCCATTACTTGCGTCTAATTGTGATGAGTACTTCTCCTCTAATAGGTTAAGTACATTAGCAAGGTAAATTCTAGTGTACTTATCTACTACATCTGATAAGTCAATTACCTTTCCCCTCCTCGTTAAGATACCAGAATCCACTACTGTCTGTGCTTCCTTTGTTGAAATTCTATATTCGTACGTCTTATAGATATACTCTGCGACGTCTCTAGAAATACAGATAACACCTGTATCCGGAATTCCAATAGTTGCACCAGCTGCAGATTTTTGGTCAATCACTGCGCAAATATCAATACTAAGATAACCACCATCACAAATTACATATGAATCTAGTTTGTTATCTGTTGTATGAATATTGCTATCTTTTACATTCTGACCGTACTTAGCAAAAGCCGCCTTACATGCAAGACCCTGTGGCAAGCATACAAAGAAATTGGTATCAGGACTAATCAAGAGTGACTCATACAGATACTTTAATAGATCATCTGCCTTGTCACTAAATGCCATAGATAGTCCAATTGCTACCTTGTCCCACTTAATATCTGAATACTTGCTGAGGAAGTAACTAATCACAACTGGATAGATTGCCTTCATCTGCTCGTATGTCTCCAGCTTAAGTCGATAATTTCTATCAAGCTTAAGTGAGTTAGGACCGATTACATACCATTTTTCATTCAGCTTAAATACTGTATCATTATCGATCTCAAGTGGTGCCTCAGGAAGTTCGGAAATTGCTGATATCATCTTATAATTTACCAAGCTCCCATTATCATCAATAAAAGAAATCTTAACTGATGAATAACCAAGATCGATTGCTAATACTCTAGGTCTTTTTTGCTTACTTACTGCCATACTTTTCTTCAAAATTTTTAATAACCTGCTTATAAAGATCAATCAAGTCTTTCTCTACCTTATACTTCTTCATGTCGTTAATTACATCATTCTCAACATAAGTAAGAGGTACATTAGGAAGGAGCATGGTGAATCCCTTTGTTACCATACCAACTGCATAGCTATTATCCAAACTAGTAGGGTTACCAAATGGATCCCTCTTAAGATTTCTAACTACTACTAACTGAACTAAGTCAGCCTTATCGTTGGTGGCTTTATAGGCAAACACAAGAGTACCATCAACCAGTTTACTATGAATACTGCTCCATACACTAGCCGCTACATCATCTGCATTTCTCCAACCTACTACTAATTGACTCTTTCTTTCAACATCTCCCATTGTTAATTTCTCATTTGATTCCATAACTTTTATTTTTTTTTTAATTAATACCTGAGCTACCAAAGCCACCACTACCTCTTTCTGTACTTTCCGATATCTTGGCAACTAAGTTTAACTCTGCTTTTTCTACTCTTGCAAAAACTAATTGTGCTATTCTATCACCTGGGTTTATTACTACTTCCTCTGCACTTAAGTTAATCAGAATAACACCTACTACACCTTCATAAGACTCATCTACTGTGCCTGGTGTGTTTAGTACTGTTATTCCCTTCTTCAATGCAAGGCCACTTCTAGGTCTAACTTGAATTTCTATGTTCTCTGGTACTTTAAACTTCAATCCGGTACTTATCAACCTGCGCTCTAATGGTTTCAATGTTACAGGCTCTTCAATATCAGCCCTAACATCCATACCACTATCACCAGGATGTTTGTACTCAGGAAGTTTAATACCAGTAATAGATACATTCTCTACAACTACTTGAATCATAGCTTATATTTTCTTTTTGTTATGAACCTAAATAACCAAGAATTACTAGACACAAATCTAACAGTGCCTAGTATCTCAGGGCCTTTCCAGAATTCCTTTAAGTTAACACCATACACATCAAAGCCATAATTTTCAGGGCTAAGACATATACGATCATCTAGTAACCTACCACTAGATATAAGACTACTCAAGTTATACATAAGATAGTCATAATCTTTCGGTAGTAGGTATGTTAGCTTAATACTGTCAAGACCTAGCGAGTAATAAACAGGAAGTCCAATCCTAACTGAATTACCAAGTTGTTCAAATAATAGGGAATTGGACTCCTTCTCAAATTTAACAGTGATAGGTAGTGGATTACTATTTACAAGGGTATCTTTATTGAATACTATTAAGTTATTATAGATTTCAATTAAGTCATCCTGTAATGTTGTCATACCTATCTTCTATTAATCTTCACTAACTGCGCAGAATACTTTAATGCCAAGGTTATCAAGTACCTCATAAGCCTTTGTAACTGGGCCTGGTTCAATACTTCCCTTAACCTCCTTGACCTTCTTGATTGTATCTACTAACTCCTTAAGTGGATTTTTAATACCACCAAACTTATCCTCACTGAATAAGCCAGTATTATTAGCGATATTCTCAAGCACAGATACTACATCAGTACCACCAGACTGTACAATCTTAGTAGTTGTTGGGTATCCATTTTGCATAAAGTTATAATCCATGATATTCCACTCAATCATCTCAGCTGGAATAGACAATGGATTTTCCTCATCTTCGGTTACATTCTGAATAGTAACCATATAACCTGACTTAATGAGGAAATAGTTAATACAAGCAAAATCCTTCGTAGTGAGCGTAATGTCACTATTGATCAAGCTAATAATGTCAGGATTGTTCACTGATGCATCGAAATTAGGAATATTAGTCTTCAAGAAACCCTTTACGAATTCCATTACACTAACCTTCATAATGTCCATGTCATAACGTGTACGGTCAATACAACGACCTACTGTTGCTCCTGCATCCTTAGCAGGAATTGCATACAAATTAACTTCTATCATCTTTTTATAATTAAGAATTATATTTTAAATTTAACTCTGGCTTAGTAATCACAAGGAAGATAGCCCAAAGTCGCTCTCTTACATTTCCTTGCTCAAACTTCTTTTTTTCACTCCCTACAAAATCACCTGCTTTTAATAGTGCCTGGTAGATATCATCAAAATCAACTGGCCTATTATTCATCCACTCAATCTGTTCGTCGATTAAGTAAGATTCTAAGTTTCCATTTTGTAGGAGGTTTGGGTCTAATGCAATCCACTCATCAATATCAAACGACTCTCTAAGAAGTGTAAATATATCTGAGATCCTTGCAATATTCCTATACTTGTCTATCAATTTAAGATAAACATATTGAACTGTTTGTGTGTAGTCTGTATCGTTAATCGTCTTGATAAAACTGTTACTACTACTTTCCTCTAACATGTTCTTGAATTGCTTTAAAACTTGCCATCCAAACAAGATCTAAGTTTCTTATCTGGAGCTCTGTTTTCAAGAATCCACGCAGGTAATTATAATATCCAGTACTATCATTGCCCACTGCTAATTCTACTAACCTGTCTACTGAAACTTGTGTATTTTCCCATCTGAACCTGTCAATCACTAACAACTTATTCAGGTCTAGATCCTTTGGTGAGCTTGTATTGTTTAGAACTTTTTTCATTCTTCCCAATCTTTCACTACACAATTGATTTCCACACTTCAATAGGCTACCATAGATATCTTTAGAGCTTAACTTATAACCACACTTACAAGAAGGCCACATATAATCACCGTTACCTGGCTTAAATACATTACCAACCATAGGGATAGTACTGTTTGCTAAGATAATACCAACTTCTGCGCCTGGTGTTATGTTATTCTTTATTAACTTACTAACACTTCCTGCACTTGGTTTCTTGATAGTACAGCCTTTAACTTGTACTGGCTCTACTTCTACATTAGCACTCCAACTATCTTTTCCTTTGCAAGTCTGATCATTCCAAATAATACTTCTTACTCTGGTCTTTATTGCCTCAGTCCCACTACCAGCCCCTGCATACTTAATAGCTCTCTGACAGATACCATGCTCATTATAAAGCACCCATCCATCATTCAAGAAAGTACCAGTATCAGTAACTGTTCTATCACTCTCACAAAAACCTGGCATTCCCTCTAATTCAGGTAATGTCCAAACTTGTGCAGGGCTAAATAGAATGTGGTTATCTTGCTGTGACCTAACTGTATCAAAACTCTGTAAGACATCTCTATAATCGGATTCCCTTACTTTCTTACCTTCCTCAGAGTCATCAGTATAATACCTATATGCCCTTAAGGTTAGTAGTTCTGACACTTCTTGATCACAGTACTTAGAATTGATAAGACCATTTGCTTTCTGTCTTGCTTTTTCTGGATCAATACTCTTATCTAATCTTTCAATATCAATAAGAGCTTCACACTGAATAGCAACAATACCTCTTGGAAATCGTTGAGGTAGAAAATTAAACAACTTAGCTGTCTGATCTACACCCCAATCATTAATATTCGCATTTCCAACTGTTACTACTCTCTTTGGGACTCCGTTAGTAGGATCTATGTAGACTGCAATACTAGAACCGTCATACTTCAGGTCTAGGTATATCTTATCTGTACCTAATTCCACTATTGACTTCCTTATTGCATCTAACATTGATTTAGGAGCTTTAAACTTTTTGATTTTCTCTATGTATGAGTTCTTTGTCTTAACACCTTTCAAGTACGTGTCAAATACATAATCCCTCACGAAAAAACCATCTTCGTTAATTGCTCTCTGTTCCATCTCATCATAATCAGAGTCACTAATACCTGTCGGCTGTGAATCAATGTAATATGACTTACACGCATTAATTAAGATAGACCATTTTGCTAGTACAGAGTCCTTTATATTCATCCTTTCTTATCTTTGTTAAAACTTGCTGACCACTCAATAATAAAATTCTGAATCTCCTCTGAAAAAGCTTCTACTATGTTCCTCGTATCCGGCACATATTCAGAACCAGATTTAACAGCAACTTCGAAATCTTCATCAGTGTCAAGGTCAAATCTCTTTACAATACTATATCCCCTGCTCTTCAAGAATTCTATCATCTTTTCTCTCTTCCAAGTCATCCCGAAAGGTTTTGGCATCATAGTTAGTGTTAGGAGAGTCTTCCATTTGTAATCCTCACCATCATCACCATCTTCTAGGTCACTACTCTTTACCAATTTTCCAAAATCACTTAGGTTTAGATTTCCGTATTTTTCGTTCTCGTCTTCTATACCTTCCATTGATTTTATTTTTATTTTATACTCACTTTTTAGGCATTTAGGAGCTTTCTTATGCAATCTTGTTCATGTTGGCTTAAAAATCGGGTACTGTACCTAATATTTCAAAGTACAATACCCTTTATATATGAACAATTTGCAACTTCTACTACATCATCATACCCTTAGTTGCAGGCTCAGCTCCATCCTTACCGCTCAAGTCATCAGTGATAGTACAGTCAACCAATAAGATCATACTAGCTGCTGATATACTATTCTCTAATGATACACGGAGAGACTTTGCTGAATCTAAGATGCCATCCTCTACCAAGTCAACAACCTTACCAGTCTTAGCGTTATAACCAAAACCAGACTTCAATGACTTAGCCTCCTTAACTATCACATCACCACTAACACCGCTATTCTCTGCGATTGTGTGCATGATAATAGGAAGTGAATTAACAACAATCTTAGCACCTTCTGCCTCATCCTCAGTAAGCTCCTTCCAGAACTTCTTATCCTTAGTCAGAGACATAGCAGCTCTCAAGAATGTATAACCACCACCAGGAACACAACCTTCTTCGATTGCACTCTTAGCCGCCAAAATACTATCCTCAATTGTTGCCTTTCTATTTGCCTTCTCAGCCTCACTTGCACCACCTGCCTTGATAATAGCAATACCACCAGTCAAGTTAGCAAGTCTCTTCTCAAACTTTGTCTTTTCGTAGTCTGATGTCTTAGGGTCTGCAAGTCTAGCCTTTAAGATTTCAGCCCTGTTCTTAACTTCCTCAGGATCACCCATACCTTCATAGATAACACATGAATCCTTTGTCACTACTACTTTCTTAGCCTGACCAAGTACTGAGATATTAGCCTGGGTCATAGTAATATTATTCTCTGGGCAAATATGAATACCGCCTACCGCTACTGATACATCTTCCATAATGTTTCGTCTTGAGTCACCAAAATCGATACCCTTAACTACACAACAACGAATAGCACCACGCATTACATTGATTGCAAGCATCATATTTGCATTATCGTCAATTTCATCAACGATCATAAGAAGTGGACGACCCTGACTGTTCTGATCGTAGTCCTGAATGAAATCTACCATCTGCTTAATGCTTCCGATATGCTCACTCGCAACAAGTACATAAGGATTCTCCATCACACATGTACCGTCCTCTGGGTTTGTTACGAAATTAGGACTAGACCAACCACGCTCAATCTTCATACCAGCTGTTGTCTCAATTACAGTATCAAGACCACTAGCAAGATCAGCTGTAACAAGTCCATTAAGTCCTACCTCACTAAGACCCTTAACTACCAAGTCACCTACCTCTGGATCATTATTTGCAGAGATTGTGGCTACCTTACGGATCTTCTCCATATCACCGTCAACTAAGATAGCATTCTCCTTGATATACTGCTCAACCTTTGCACGGGCCTTCAACATACCAAGCTTTACCTCATTGACATTTGCACCACTATTGATCGCTCTCTGTCCACGCTTACAGAACTCTTCAATTAAGATAGATGTAGTACTAGTGCTATCACCCGCTACCTCCTCAGTGGCAGATGCAGCTTTCTTTACTAGTTCTGCACCCATATTCATCTCCTGGTCCTTAAACTGAATATTCTTTGCGACAGTTGCACCATCACGAGTAATTTCAGTTGTAAAACCATTCATGTTAATAGCAACACACTTACCACTAGGGCCGAGAGTTGATTTAATTGCACTAACTGCCTTACTAACACCCTCAATAATCTTTGCCTGTGTGTCGTGTCCTGTCTTTACTACTTTGTCTTCCATTTCTATTTTCTTTTGTTAATTGATTAAAGAATTACTAATACATCAGAGTCAATAATAACTGTGTACTCTGAATCACCAATTTTCACATTATGACCTGCATTTGGCCTGATCAGTAGCATATCACCCTCTGCAATACCAACTACCTTACCACCAACGCTGATGACTTCACATGTGTCATAATCGTCATCTTTTTCACTTGTAATTACGAAGTTGCCAATTTTCTGCTCGGCAACAACCTTCTTTACTTTCTCAACTAAGATGTTAAAATTGTAAGCTTTCATTCTTTTTGTTTGAAATTTATATTAAAAAATCTATATCATGAGTAAGAAACTTCCTACCCACTTATAAAGGAATTAAGCGGACCTACTCACTTTTTTGTTCATTTTGAGCAGATATTTTCATAATTTCCTTCAGAATTCTCTTACTTCCGAGATGATTGTCCGTACTTCTTAAGAAATCGTCAACTGTTATGTCCGAGTCGAATGTACTAACTTTGGCATGTTCATCACACTTAAGACCTGCCAAGTAAAAAGGATCAACGATGGAATAATACTGTGTTGGGTTAGATATTGCTTCATCAGTGACTTCATTAAGTATTATACTACGAATCATCTTAGGTGTGAGTACTTTCTCTAACCCATTATATCTATTATCATAAATCTCCAAGTAATGATCTATCTCTGTATCCAATGGAAGTCCTCTGTATTTATTAAAGAGTCCCTCAGGGTCTAGTATAAGCTTCATCACTTTAATTGGAAACTTGTCCTTACTGTAATTATTAAACAGGACATCTGCCATCTTCTCTGGTATAAAAAATCTTGGAAGCCTTATGTATACCTTTATGGTTCCTTCAAAATTCTCACTTTCACCTCTTACTATTACTACTACTTTCATAATCTTACTTTATATTATTACGAGTGACAGTCAATAATTGCCACAACATCATCACTACCTTTATTATCTAGTATCTTCTTATAGTAGAAGTCTAGGTCATCTTCACTCTTACCGTCTAGATCTACCCAACCTGTACTAGGACTAAGAAGACTATAAATACCATTAGTTAGTAGTTCTCTGATATTCACTACATCATCCAGTCTTGCAAAATCTGCCCTGTTCCTGCTATTCATTTCGTACATTTTTTCCACTACATTATAATTGGCTGGATAAGCATAGCCTTTGATTGGTACAGCAAAGTCTGATAGTAATAAGCTACCAGTAAATCTTCCTCCAAGCTGATACCAATCCCACTGACCCTCTGGATTAAAACTGCTATAGACTCCATCTTCACGTACATCATTTCCCCAGTCCTTTGCAAATAGTTCATACAGCTTTTCTCTAACTTCTTCTTCAGGGGCTGTAAAATCTACCTTAAGGAAACGATCTAGATCTCCCTTCTTATATGCAGGGGGAACATAGTTAGGATCACTTTTTGTTTTTTCTATGAGGCCTTTGTACTCTGACTCATACCTATCTAGTACATCATCCACTACATCATCAAAAGGGACATTTAGGTAAGACTCTACTTCTCGATCTTCACTGTAATATTCGAGTTGCCCTATAACATCATCTTTGTCTTTTCCTACTACTAATACTGAAAAATGCATACTAATTTATTATTTTACTTCACTAATAAGGAAAAGAAAGCCTAGCAATACAAATTAATGTACTACTAGGCGGAGTGCGGGCTTTGATTAATTACCCTTATCGTGCACCCTGGGCTGATCCAAGAATGTTAATATCATAAATCATATATACAAGTCCAGACAATGTATCAAACTTGCCAAGATTATCCCATACCTCACCGAGTCTATCTATGAGTTCAGGGTAAATCTTACTTTTATCAAGGTAGGCAGAATTATAACCCCCAATGAAATCTGTAAGTACTCTCTTTGTAATTAGGTATCCTGTTGCGTCACTTCCACCCAATTCGTCGTTATAGTAAGAATTGAGGGCCCTAGCAATATTAGATTCTGTATAGTGTAGTGATGGGTAATGTTTCTTAAGCTCCCATACACACTCAATCAGCTTCAATACTTCACCCGGCTTAACTGTAATCGTATCAATCCCTGCTTCCTTTAAGATACAGTTAATAGATGTCTTTACTAGTTCTTTCTTACTACTACACTCACAATTACTACAAGGTTCTTTCATGACCTCTTCAAAGTCCCATGAAGTAATAGAATCTGACTTACTCAAAAACTCAAAATTCTCCTTAGTTTCTGGCATATCTACTACCACACTAACCTCGATACTACTACCTGATAACCTCTCAACTACTTCGCCAACTTTATCTGACGTAGTTGTTATCTTGATTCTTCTCTTAGGCATACTATTTTATTATTCTTCTTATGTTCACTCACGTAATAGTTAACCTTATTCTCATCTTCAGGGTCTAGGTTAACAACATTACTGTACTTAGTGGGATTAAAACCACTTGGATAATAGCAGTGTGCATGGATAGAATAAAACTTATCTCTTACGTAATTCTTAGTAAAAGCCTCATCCACACGCTCAATGTTTTTATTAGAATTGATCAGGTTACCTACAAATTTTGGACTTAACTGCTCGATCCATCTAATACCACAGTGTGTACATATGTAGGTATTCTTTCCCCTCTTATAGATGACATACTCCTTAAGCTTTCTATTCATCTCATCAATCCAAGCCCAGGCCTCAACACTACTTAATGTCTCAAACTCTTTAGCGGTCGTCTTTAAGAATTGATCAGGAATAGAATTATAAATACAAGAAGCTGCTATCTTACGGTCTGCTGCTTTTAGTACTTTCCAACCTAGGTATTTTCTGAGTCTCAATTCATGGTTACCCTCTAAGTATCTAACATTCTCTTTATCACATAGTAAGATACTTTCCATTACCTTCCTACTACCACCAACTACAGGACCATCAATGTAATCCCCATGAAATACTGTTAGGCTATAATCTGATGTAGGTGGTATTCCCGAACTCATTGCATTGTAGTGAGAATGTAAGTCAGATACATGTAGGACCTTATCAGTTACCTCTAGCTTTATTGTCTCATCACGCTTAGACCAATACTTCTCTAGGTTCTTATAGGTAGTAATTAAGTTCTTATTTTCCAGTGATTGTGACAAGAAATTACCTACCTCTTTCTTCAGGTCTACTCTACTATGGGGAATATACCTAAGATCACTATACTTCCTGTTCTTAGTTACGTAGTCTTGAGGGATTGGAAACACCTTATAAAAAACAGTATAACCGAAAATCCTTGCTAGTTGTTCTAAGATAGCAGTAGATTCATTTTCCATGTCCACTACTATCAAAGTACCAGTGCTAGCTTTTGTACACACTACCTCAATAAACCTACTATAAACCAGTTCATCGAAAGAATTAACTAAGTAGTCCCTATCACCTTTATAGTCAGGCTTAAAATATAACGATCTTAAGTTATCTATGTCTAAGAAAAAACTAGATAATCCCTCTTTCAATACCCAATTCCTTTTATCCTCCTTCACAAGTCCTTTCAATACTACAAAAGATCTCATTATTCTGGGAGTTTAAATTTTTGAATCTCTTGAAACTTAGGAATATAGGACCACATTGTTTGTAATACGAGTAAGACACTAGTTGTCGCACCGGGTAAGAGAGGCGCCTTATATCTCTCGCATAATGTTCTGATAAGTCCATAATTCACATACTCATTACTACACCTCGTCACTACCTTACCTGACTGTGCGATGAGCGAGAATTCAACAGGCGCAATAATACCGGTGCTCTTCTTAAGGAAATTGAAGAAAATACCATCTGCTGCACCTGAATAATCTAGGTCTGCACTAAGCTTATTAACGAACTCAGGATTATCAAAGGTCATCTGAGGGTTCTGTGGTTGACTAGATTGACAGTTAAGGAGGAGAATCTTTGTACCCCTAAACTGAACAATACCTTTACCAGGCTCTGTACTAGTAATCGCCGCTACACCCTGGGCAAATTTACTCTGCCATGATTCATTAGCTGGGTTAAGATCAGTAGGACCCATGAGAGCGATCTTTACAAAATCCTCTGTACCCTCTGGAATAGGCTCTGACCCTGAAATCATCATTACTGTTGGACTAAGTTGTTCCATTTGTTATTTTGTCTATTAAAGGTTAAAAACAAAAAGAGAACCTAACTACTAAAGCACAACTAATTTGTACTCTTTCATTTGTTCTCTTCTCTAGCTTAATTATTAGAACCAATCAACTACCTTCGCATTATCTTTGAAGTACTTCTTGAGCGGCTCTAAGTTATTTTTCTCTATCCAAATTGAAATATCAGCATAGTCAGAAGTCCCATACTTAACTAGGACCTGCTTAAACTGATACCTCCCTGCTTCTACTTCCTCTTTATATGTCTTATAGGAATCAAGCAGTAAGAAATCTCTCTTGTTCTTAATGGCAGTTACTACATCACTACGTCTCTCTTCCTCACTGTAACCACCACTTAAGTCATTGATTGGTAAGAACTCAACATGCTTTGACATATTCCTAACTGATAGGCTGGCAAAACGATTAAGTTCTTTCAATAGTGGCTCTAAGAAACTAGCATCAATACCAACGACTGAATTTCCATCGGGCGTGTTCCTAATAGGTCCCATATTACTCTTTGGGATAGGAAACGTAATGATTGCTGTATCCTTGGCCGCTTTCTCAACCTGTATACCTCTTGGACAAGTCTTAGATACTTTCAACATTCCACACAAATGAGGATAGTATCTATCAATCAGGTTTGTGTTCACTGTTACTACCATTCTCTGTCCACCTTGATCTACACTTGATGATATTTTAATCATAACTTTATATATAATTTATTTTTAATTTTCACTACATATATAAGATTTCTAAGCCAGCCTAATTACAGCTTTTACTATTTAAGTGCTGTAAGAGATCTGTATTAAAAACAAGCGGTGCATAGTTCTTGATCGGCTCTATCCCACGTATCATCTTAGTCAGGTCATGAAACTTTGTCTTCTGTATCTGTGGTTTCTCAAAATTTCTCATCCTAAATACACTAATACCATGTGTCTTATAAAGGTATTCATCTCTAATTGCATCAGTGTCATTAGTACCCTGCTCATCATGATACTCACTATCCAACTCTACCGCAAGTCTAAGCTCTGGGAAATAATAATCCATCAAGTAGTACATCCTTTTCTGATTTGGTAGACGGTGTGAATTCTGTATAACCACTGGAAACTCTCTAAATACAGTGAGAGGCTCCCAATAACCAACATTAATAAGTGCATCAAATATCTTAGCCTGCATTGATCTCTTCCTAAGCTGCTTATTCCTAGTAAACCTCTTGCATGATGAAGGACTAGGGTACACAATATTCTTAAAATTACAAAGTCTACCACTCTCTGATAGACAGTAGACCGGAAAAGATTGGCCTACTATATCTGGAAACATAAAAGTCTCACGATAATCTATTTCTTTCTTCTTTGCCATAAAAAATAAAAAAGTCGGAGAGCCATTATAATCACTACAACGGACTCCCCTGGATATTAACAATTTAAATTTATAAAATTATGAAAAAGTGAAAATCATTTCTTCCAATTATCTAAGTAATCAGAACCTTCTATTTCTTGTAGGAGGTCATGAAGCTTACCTAACTGTATAAGACAATCAAGGCAAACTACTATATCAGTACCTTCACCACCAAGAGATAAATGTTCCTTCCTGACTACTTCATCCTTTCCTAGCTCACAGCACTTCTCTTGCCACTTACCATATTGATAAACTGGCTTCCCACAAATGCCGCAAGACTCTACCTCATTACCATCAATAGGGACAATACTATTATCCTTCTTGACAAAACTATGAAGTAGGTGACGAATATATTTATTATACTGTCTACATCTATAAGCGTTTAACAGCATAATAATCTCATTATCTACAGGTTCAAGCTTTCCTGTGATATTACCGTCCTTATTATTCCTGTATGTCTGAAACTTACTAACTAACTCCATATCTCCTAGGTTAGTTGGGTGTAAGTAGACATAGATAATATTTTTCTGAGTAGGGGTTAGATCTGTTCTCTGCTTTAACACTTCTAATAACTCACTACTGCTTAACTTACTATACTCGTCTATTAGTTTTTTAATCTCCATAATAATTAATAGTTTGTAAAACAAAGCTGGCTAAATAACATAACCAGCTTAGATTTAGTTTACTGATAATACAATTCTGGCAGTATATCATCATACTCTGCCTTGGCCTTTTCAGACCTTACTTCAATTACATGATCTGCTTTGAAAAATACAGTATCCTTCTCTTTGTTTACCATAATACTATTATTTAAAATTATTATTACACTTATAAGGAATCTACCTGCTTTCATGGGCGAAAAAATATTAGTTGGCTCAGATTTTACCTACCTAAACCAACTAATAATATTCTACTTAAACTTATCGGGGCTGAACTCTTCCATCAGCTTCTCCCAACTTTCTAGATCTTTTCTCTCACCACTATTGTTATTGTCGTTGTGATGAATTTCTCTTACTTCACGAATTTCTCTAAACTTCATAATCGTATAATTTTAATTGTTTAAAAATAAATTATCCCAAGAATTTGATTTTCTTGAGATAACTTTCATTACATATATAAGGATTCTAGGGCATCTTAATCGACTAAAATCATCTCCCAAGGGCTATCTCGAAACAATTTTACCTCTAAGACTGCAAAAAATCCGCTAGGTGGGTCTGGTAGGTGAGAACTAAGTACATCCCAACCAGCAAAACTCCTATAAAGATCTCTCCCTGACGGTTTTCCAGGCTTTACGTAACTACCTCTTGTGAAATAACCTCTATTTCTCTTAATTTCCTCTAAAATCGGATACATTACTTCCATATCCGCATCACTCACTTTTGATATTGATACACAATTTTCACCATCTTCTCCGGCTACTTGAATAATCATTGTATACTCATGATACGCCATAATTTTATAATATTTATTTGTTTACTCTTATAAGGATTTTACTTGATTTTCTCTAACATCTCAGTTACCTTCTTGATAAGTTCATCCTCAGACATACCCAAGAGTTCAGGGTGAGTAAATACAGTTGTCCTATCATCAAAATAATAACAGCCCAGTAATTTAGCTGCATCCGTCTCCCCTTTCTTAATAGGAGTATAGTTGAGATTTACAGACTTTTTTACTTCAAACTCTAGGATACCCAAGAACTTATCAAGATTCTCCTTTTTTAGTAGGTCTGGATATAATGCCATAAATACATCAATCCCTGTCTTATTATATAAGTCGCCAGCAATTGACCCAAAGAAACCAGACGGACTAAAATCACTAGGAATGTCAATTACTGTATCTGTCTCAATAAGCCTAAGTTTCGTTTTCCTATCCTTTCTACCACAAAAGAAACGATCACACACCTGACCCTTCTCTACTAGGTCTGATATAAACTCAAGTAGGGTAGGTTTTGTGGGAGAATCTAAGAGAGGTACACAAGAATCATAGTCAACACCAATAAACAGGTCTACATCTTTCTCTAATTTGATCCTAGGTAGTTTTGATAAGCTCTCCTCTACCCTATATAGACCCGTAACACTAGATAGGCAAGAATAACTATTACACACAACCTTACTGATTTTTCCAAGATATATAATTGCATTCGTGTTATTCTTGTGTAGGTATAATCTGCCCGGTACTAGTTTAGATGTTGTACCGCCCTCTCTATACACAGATAACCTAATACTATTCTCAATCTTATCTCTATTACTAAAACCAACCCTGTGAAATCCAGTAGTAGCAATAAAATAATTAGTAGAAAGGGGTCTAATATAAAACTCACCAGGAATTGTTAGGCCTGTCATACCTCCACTAGCTACGATAATTCCCATTAATTCACTAGCAAACATAAACAAACAGACTGATCTACCTCCTGTTTTCTCTAATAATTCAGGACTTGATACACTAACTAACATCCTAGCTAAATTATAACCTCTTTCATCTGTTGGGTAGTAATTAGTAACCTCATCACAGTCTACTAAGGATAATGTAAACCCGCCATTTCTTACACGCACTACTTTATAGTTTGGGTCATGTAGCTTAGCTATATGATCATACCTTAATCTAACTGACCTACTAGCAAGACCCTTAATAGCAGCACCAAAACAATAACCCTTTCTAATTAATGCCTCTATCAGTTTCTCGTGATAGAGACCATAGTTAGGCTGAATTGGTTTCACAGTTAGGTAAAAGTCTAATAAATTCGGTAATTCCATCTTCTTCTCTCTATTTTATTATACATTACATATAAGGTATCTGCGCCAAACTAATCTACACGCGAAAAACCATCCCTACATTCATTCTCTACAGGTTAATATTATCCTGCGTGTGAGTATAAGTGGCGCGAGAGGAAAAAAAAAATAAAGATAAGAACTAAGTCCCTATCTCTAACGCTGGCTCATGTTTCTCTCCAGCATCTCCTTAAATTTTATCTCTAGCCCATACTTCGACAAAAAACCATACATTTCTTTCTCATTCTTTGGCAAACGACTCATTGCTTGTATGTTTGTCATGTATACTGTAATAGCCTTCTTGTTGAATTCACTAAGAAAATCCACAATACTGAGAATCTTCCTCGTCTTCTTACTATCACCTATGGAAACGCTCATCACACCACGCCTAATAATCCTTCTTGCAATTCCTACTAAGCCTGCCGTAATTGACCTACCTGAGATAACAAGATCCCCTAAGTAGTTGTCGGTATCGTCGTCCACTCTCCTTTCGTCTACTATATCAACTTTGGTCCTCTTTTTCCTTCTTTCATCAGGGACTAATACCCTCTTATTATTATCTTTCTCCTTAACAGACCTCCTGCCAATATAGATCCCTAACAGTAACAATCCCATTGATACTGATACGGACGTCAACATACCTCGCTTCTCCATAATTCCTGGGCTCTACTAATATTCTGAACTATCATAACTAATAAATTCTCGTCATTATAATTCATCATGTAAATAAATTGTTAAATAATGTGTCTAAGGTTTTATGACATTCAATAATAAATCTCATGCCACCGTACTCCGCTAATAACCTATGAGATAAGTTAATAGCATCGCTCAATCATTAGTTTCACAACTTTAGTGCTAGTTATCCCTCATACCACGTAAAGGTTATTGAGATTTAATGAGGGTAAAACAAAAACCACATACTAAAATTGCCTAATATAGTTGACAGTATTGCTCACGTGAAATCTAATCACTAACACCCACTGCCAACTACTTAAGCGTTAGTATATGATTCTACACTAATAAGGGATTTAGGGCGTTCTAGAAGGGCAGGTTAATGCAGAGACCGCTTTTGTGACATTCTTGGGCAAGCTAGGCTCCGCACTCAATTCGTAGCCTCCGTTACACTCGGATTACATCCTCCCTCCACTATGACTACTCCTTGCTTCCCCGCCTTCCCGTTGCCACAATATGAACCCTCCCTCATTACCATTCGGGAGATCATATTGAACCCGGGGAAGATATTCACTCATTCGTAGCCTCGCCGGCAGAGCACGGCTCAGGACTCATATGAGGGTAAACTTGAAAATACCCCGATAAAGGGCGCATCGCAATTTGGAGATTTAATGGGCGGAGCGCTAGCGGAGGCCATAAATCGATGTCGATGGAGGTATTATCGGGAATACTTCAAGTGTAATATTTTTTTGGTGGTAAGATCTTCTTAGTTTATTGATAGCTAAATCTACTATGAAATATTGATTTTTGCATGTTACAACATCTGA